CGGCATATTTTTCCGGCTGCAAGGATTTCACCGTATCGCGAAGCTCTTTCCGCAAGGCGTTTGCTTTCCTTGCCAACTGGTTTGCGCTCATGGTGGTTTTATCCAGCCGTTTCTCACATTCGGCAATCTTCTTGTTATTCTCACCGATCGTCTTATTATTTTCTTTCAGTTGATCATCAAGCCTTTTCCATTGTTTACCGCCAGCTTTCCCGGTGGCGATTAAATCGGTCATAGACTTTTTTATCTCCTTATTGCTATCCCGGAGCTCCTTGTTCTTTTCTGAAAGATTATGTATTTCCTTCTGCGCATCGGAGGCGTTCAAGGTTAACACCCATTCGATATAGTCTGGTTTTAATTTTGCCATATAAGTAAATTTTATAAGGCAAAATTATCCTGGTGCAAAATGGCGGAAAAGGACATAAAAAAGCCCGTAGAACCATTCTACAGGCTTATTATACTAAGAAAGTATTTTATCTCTTAAATGTAAAATCCGAAGGATCAAAACATTCTTTATTTTTAATTGTTGCCCGATCTATCATCCGGCAAACGTACCAGGTTAGAGGAACCGATATAAGCGGCGTCACGGTAAAGGAAAGAAAGGCAAAAGCAAGCCACCCGGATAAAGTAGCCGGTTTATGCTTACATCCGACAAAAAAAACTATTATCAGGAAAAAGCCAATCAGAAATAAAATATCTTCATATGTCATATAATTACTATAAGATACAAGTAATAAATAATTGGTAATAAGCCCGCCCGAATTGGGCTGGGCTTAATTGATATATCATTTCTCACGAAATAATACATCGGGTGTATTAAGTTCTTTTTTATGAAGTATAATAGAAACCTTATAACAGGTTGTATTATCAAAATTGAGCGGAAACTAATTCATTTCCTATTTTCTTTATTGCTATCCTTATTTTATCATACTGCTTTTCACCGACATTCGCCACTCCGGACGCATACTGACGCATAAGAGACGGATTTATACCAGCAACCTCTGCTATCTTTGAAATATTGAGAAATGAAAAATAATTAAAGAATGATTGTAGATCATATTTATAAGAAAATTCCAATACTGGAACCTCCTTACCTTCTTCCGCTAACATTTCTTTTATTTCCTCGTATGATTTCAGAAAATCAGCCTTAGCCGCTTCCGCTGTATCTCCGTAGCCAGCCAATCCAAAATCCGGTAACTCTTCTTCCATAAAACAGGAATAATAACCGTCTTTCGCACGTTCAAACAAAACATTCACTTTCATACTATTTATTTTTAAATGTGGCAGGCAATATTACCTGCCACTATCGCACCTAAAAGTCTTAAATTATGAAGTAAAGAAGTGTGGGGATTAAATCCCCAGCACTTTTCTTGCGTTACGTTCTATGTGAAGAGAAACCTCTTTAGACCCGTGACGGGGTATCGAAAACTTTTTGCCAGTCTTGGGACTGAACCAAACATCGTGTTCTCCGCCATGTCTCACAACGTAACAACCTGCCGCCTTTAATTCGGCGTAAAGTTGATTGTACTTCATAAAATAAAAGAACTTTTAAATACAGTGCAAATATAGCAAATTTGCAATAACCATGCAAATAATACAAATACATTTATTGCGAATTTGCTATATTTTAACATCGTAATATAAAGAATGAACTTTGGAAGGTAACAACACACTTACTTTAACGAACTGGCAAACATTTCTTTTATCCTTTCCCTTACATAATCCTGATATTCATATTTAATCTTCCCAAGTGTGTCATGATACAGAATCCCGTATATCTGCCGGTTATAAATCTGGTAATTACCGTGTTTCTTCATATCCAGAAAGCGGGTATATAATGGAAGATTAGAACGGGCGATTACTCCTTCGCCGTCCGGAACGACCGAATAATTCGGGTTCTGTAATGCGGCCATTAATGCGCCGGACCGCCCTTGTATGATCTCCCCGGTTCCCTGTACTTTCTTACGTTCACGGCCTTTCTGGTATATCCGCTTGGTAGCGATATCCAGTTGGGCTTGAAATATGTCCTGTATTCCACGCCCGATCCGGTCGGTAAAGAAATCCGTTTTAAAATTCTCGGCCATTCAGTTAGAATCTTGTTTTAAATGAGAAAGCCAGGCTCCACCCTGCAAACGTCCGGTAAAAACCGGATTCCGGAAGAGTGGAAAGGCTGGTTAAATCCAGTTCCTTAGTGACAGGGCAACCAGTAGCGGAATCTTCTATCAGCATTTGTTTGATACGCTCCATAACCGGCTGCACCTCTTCGATTGTCTCATAAGCCCCTTTCCGTTGGGGATCGTACTTGCTCATAAGGAAAATAACGCACAAATTATTTTCCCTCACATTGTCAGCCGAAAGGCTGGCACCCGTTCCCGACGGGATCAGAATAAAGAGCACCGGACATTCTTCTTTAGATAGTCCCTGTATCGTCTTACTCATTTCCTCGTCAATGGTAACGGGCAGCACCTTCTTTATTTCAGGAATACGTTTTTGTACGCCTTCCCAGTATTCACGGTAAACCTTTATATCTATCATATCGTCAATCCCTGATAACGTTTCGCCTCCCATTCACGGCGGGTAACAAGCCCCGGAAGAATCTTACCGCCCCCGTATATCCACTTTCTAAACTCTGCCGGTATGGATGGCTCATACGCATCCGCCCTGATCTTCTTATAAAGCGTTGATTGCTTGAATTTTCCGATACCTACATTAAAGCAAAAACTTACTACCGCGTCAAACTGGTACTGTCCCAAATTAAGGGGAAGCGCGTTCACCTGGTTTTCTACCGCCCTGATATCCGATTCAAAGAAAGCGTCGGCCCGGGCCTCGGTGATAACATCACCCGGTTTTACGCCGGTCGTGTGACCGTAACCGATCGTACATACTCCCGCGGCACATACATACGCTTTCAGGCGTAACCCCTCGAATTTCTTGATCTTGTTTTTTGTTCTTGTTGTCGTTCTCATTTCTTGTTACGTTTTTGGTGTAAATACTCAAACTTACATTTATACAGATAAAGCAATACATCCCAAAAGGGTGTATCGTCCACCTCCTTCTTATTGCCGAACACGCCAGAAGCCGCCACTTCAAAGACTATCCCGGTCCAGCCGGTTTTATCGTCCGCCTTCCGGTCCTCGGATGCCAGCTTCTGAAACAATATCCGAAAGTCGATAGCTTCACCACCGATATAAACCGGTCCGGAAAGAACCATTTCCCAAACGGCGGAAAAGAAATTTACCGCATGAATGGCAAGCAAGGAAGGAACGGCCGGTGTCTTCTCCGGGTCCTTATACCGGTAAAGCTTTAACGTGATATCCTGGAAGATTTCATTTATAGCCGAATCGTCTTTTTCTGCCGCCGCCTGCTTGCTTTGCTGCAACAAATCCAGGCAATCACAAAAGTTACCGAAAGTAAGACCGTTCAGCATGTCACCGACGCCATGCCAGCCCCCGAAATCCTGCATCAAGTTACGACCGGTTTTCAGAATGGGCGTAACGATCCGCTCGCCCTCCTTACTGGTTGTATAAGAGAAAAAGCCGTCCAGCTTTTCCAGTTGGCCGTCCAGCTCCCGGATGATCTCACGCCGGTACATGGTGTAATCCGCTTTCATGCCCAGAAGGAAAGAAAGCCATTTTACGCGGAACTGTCCGGGGCTGATCGTACCGCGGTTCATCAGTACCGCCAATATAAGAAACTGCCGGTACTGATCACTACTGACTTCATCCAGGCAAGAAGGAACCTCCACCGTCTTACTATTATATGTAAACTTCTCCATGTCCGGACATTAAAAAGTTATTCCCTTAGATTGTACGGTAACGCCCGGTACATAGTAATCCACCGTTTCCGACTGCGCATCCAGTTCCCTGATGATATCCTGCAATACATCCAGGTAAGCCGCCGCGTCCTGCTCCAGACTGTTAGCAACCGATTGCCGAGCCTCTTTTTCCGCCCGCAATTTATCCCGTATGGTTGTGCTCTGCTGTACCTGTACGATTCCATTGGGTAGAACTTCCACCGGTAAACGTTCAACGGCCTTTTTTATGGTGAGAAGTGCAAGCGGGCGGCGTACATACTCCAGCAATTTCTCCGTTAAAACGGTATCGCCTTCAATCAGTTTATTATAACGGTTCCGGGTGATAACAGGTATTATTTGCCCGTCCTGGACTTCCCGGATCATAGGAATAAGCACCAGGAAAAGCCGGTGACTGCCGATATTATAATATTCATCGAACGTTTCCTTATTCTGAATAAGAAGCCGGTTTATAGCCTTTTTCTTAATGCCGTTCATCCAGAAATCAAACTTTTCGCGATCCAGTAGCTCCACCAACGCGTCTACGGCTTCATAAGCCAGGTTCCGGATATTCTCTTCATCCTTGAACTCCTGTAAGGCAGTCATGCCCGTTTCATTCTCTCCAAGATGTTTGCCACGTCCGGCCGTTCCGTGTTGTGCGTCCAAAGTGGGAATAACCTTTAACCAGGTAAACATCGCCACCGCCTGCTGCATCAGCCGCAAAGTTTCCGCCATGCTGTCCGGTTCCGTACCGTCCGCATGATCTTCACGGTAATACTTATCTACCGCGTCTATGGGTTCCGTTCCGATGATAGCCTGTAAATCCCGAATACCCAGCGGTAAGATAGGTTCCCACTTGGTAAAATCAAGATCATTATCGATCAATCCCAGAACACGGACTATTTCACCGGCACCGTCACCGCCTTTATTAAATAACTTCGTCATTTGCTCGGTCTCTTTTTAGTGTATATGGTTTCCAATTATCAAAATCCTTTGTGAAATTGTTTATTTCATCGTAGAACTCCTTATAAAAGCGGGCCAGCCCGGTATCTATCGTTATACAGGTCTGCTCCGTGCGCGGATTGGTGCTTATATTGGCCGAACTTTCTATTACAAAATCAAAAGCGTTACCAAAACCAGCCATTACTTTAGCATGGTTACGGAAAATACAGACACGTGATCCGAAACGTTCCGCCACTTTCTTTAGGTATAAATAAACATCCGCGTAGGAACCTTGAAAGATTTCACCTACATAAAAATCCGCGTACCCTATGTCTTTCCTCTCCAGCCATTTCTCCACCTCCTTAACATCGGTAATTGCCATACACCAGGTAGAAATCAGAACATATTCCACCGGTTGTTGCTTCACGATCACACGAAGATAAGTAAGGCTGTCAACGTCCCCATGACTGATACAGTGATAAGCCGCCCCTTTCTCAAAATGCCAAGGCAAACACTCTTCCAGGTGCAGCTCCGATTTTATCCGCCGGTCAAAATGAACGTTTTTCGTCCGGCGGGCCTTTATATGCTTGTCCGGGGTGTTATCGGCACGGTTCTCTTCCGGTTGCCGGTCGCTTACCGGTTCTTCCGGCACATCTTCCGGTTTCGATGTAAAAAACAGACTACGCATTTTCTTTCATACGGTTAGAGGGTGAAACGTTCTGTTCCGCTTCCACTATGGTACGATAAAGCCCCACTTTCGTAGTAGTACCCGGAAAATTGGCATTAATATACTGCTGTAACGGCTTACAAAGGATCATGTCCGGAATAGCCGTTTCAGAAGCGTTATACACTTTCAGGCTGTATAATTTCTCCGATCCGGAAGAAAGCTTGTTTTCTATAATCAGGTTTGAAAGTACCGGATCAAGACCGAAGCCGGAAGTGGCGGCAGCGTCCGCCTTATTGGATATCTTAATCTGGGCGTCCACATAATCCTTTATCTTCTTATCCAGCGGTTCCACCGTCCAGCCCTCAAAGTTATTCGCTTCCGGATTCCAGAATTTGGTCGTGTGCATGTATTTCCCGGCATTCTGCCTTCCGGTAATGTTGGAGGCGAATTTCTCCATAGCTTCGTCCTTGAAATCTTCCAGCATCTGGGCTGTGTATTTCTCGCCCGTACGGTCGCAAACCTGTTTTATACGTGCTTCCGCGCGGTCCCAGTAAGACTGCGGCGATTCGATATGCAGGGAAATGGCCGAAGCGTTTTCGTTATAGGCGATCAGGATAGCGGCCAGACCGCCGGCAAGCTCCAGCCAGTCAAGCGCCCCCAGAAAACGCGGCGTACTCATGAAATCCTTGCAAAAGGAATAGATATTATAGTATTTCACAGAAACCGGATATTTGAACGGGTGGGCCGGATCAAAGACCGGGTAACGGTAAGTATAAGCCGGATCAGGATAAGGAAAGTCGCCCACAAGTACTTCCTGCGGTTCATCCTCGCCGTCGGGAGGATATACCAGGCGGGCCTTCTGGTAGGGAATATGTTCCAGCCGTACCAAACGCCCGGGATTGCCCACACGCGGCGCACGGTTCCGGACAAACTTTATAAAAAAGCCTTGCATGTGTGTTAAGTCTACGAGTGAGCGGTGAAGAACCGTCGTGTAATCCCACGACTCCAGGTCGGCGGTTATTTCCGGATCGAGTTTCCAACGCCGGTAAAAACGGTTATTGTCTTCGTCGATTGCATCCTCATACAGCCGCGGGCCTTCTCCCCACTGCAAACCAGCTATTTTACCCATAATACCTTCACCGGCATAGAATTTATCCAGTAAACGCATGACCTCGCCCGGCATGTCGTTATTGTCACCCATGGGAACGATAAAGGTACCGTTTACGCTGATCTTCCGCGAAAAGAAAGCCCCCCGCCGGTTCAACTGGATGCTGGAAGGTTCCCAACCTTTACCACGGCCACCGATAGAAAAAGAGATCAAACCCTTGTCGGTGCCGGTATCTATAATTCCAAAGTTACCACTTCGTCTTATTTCCATAATCTTAAATCGTTATTCTTTTCCCGTTGAACTCCATTACCAGACATTCCCAGCAATTCAGCGGCCGGCCCGTTGTGGTGGCCGTCAGAAATAGTTTATAGCTTGCATTTTCGATGCTTTCATCCGTCGCCTTTTTCCTCAAACGGGCTGCCGTGAGTATCACCATGTCGCCGCCGTCCCGTGTCTGTCGGTTCCATTTCCGGAACTTGATAGAAAAAGTTCCCCCGGAAATGGTAATCCGCTTCATCTGTTCTACCGCTACATAAAGGTTTATTTTTTCCATAGCCGGCGGATAAAACTTTTAATTCTACCCCAGTTATCATATACCAGGCAGAAGGATAGAAAGAAAAACATGAATTTTAGGAACGTCCATAAGCTACACCTGTTTGCAGCCTTTTCTTTTTTCTGGCTTTGCTGCCTAACGTCGGATTTACGGGTAACGGTTGTTTCCTGCTGACTGGTAGTTTCTTTATGTTCCTGAAAGGAGCTGCTTTGATTCTTTCCAGTTCTTTTTTCAGTTTTTCGGTTGCTGAAATCAATTTCCTTAATCCGTCCAAGGCTGTCATAGTTGATTCGGATATGCGTGCTATCTTCCCGGTGAACGTGAAGTGTGTGTTTATCATTGCTTGAATCTCTTCGCGCAAGCTCGATAACTCCGTCAGTAGTTGTTTGTTTTTCTTCTCCTGTTGCTTCTGTAACCGTTTTTTGTGTAACAGATCGAGGAGAGCGACAACTATAAAAACAAGTTGCAAAACAAATAAAGATAAGTAAATGTACGGTTCCATGTCTCATAATTGATTTTAGTTATTAGTGTCAAAAGTGATAGATTCCCGATTCGGGCAATTCTTTACGCCACAAAGAAACGGCTTCATAGTATCCATTACCCGGGCGTTACGCCTGATTGCCTTTTCCATTTCGTTACATTTCTGCAGGACTTCCTTGTATTTGTTATCCACTTCATCAAACCGTTTCTTTAGTTCCTGCCTGTCGTTCTTTAAATCTTCGATTAATTCCTGGTAAACCTCTTGTACTGACTTCATGGCATCAGCTTCCGCCTGTTTACGGGTATATCGGATAGTGAATAACCAGGTCAAACCGCCCGAACAAAGAGCGGTGATAATTGCTGTGATAATCGTTTCTGTCATATTCCTGCTTTTTATTTCCGTACAAAAGTGAAAATAATGACAGGAGCCGAAAAGGACATAAAAAAAGTGCCGGGAACCACCCCGACACAAACAAACCCTAACCTGGGACTATAACCCAACGGCTGCCTTTTCAGCCGGTATGCTAAATTATTAATATTAAGGATTAGACAGCTTTTCGATGTCTTTCTTCATCATCCGTAAAGTTCTGATTCGCCCTACAATCTGTGCCGGGGAAAGAGGTTCGCTTTCTTCATCGGTCAAATCGTCGATCGTTTCCTCTATCACCCGTATGTAGCAAGCGGAAACCGGTTCTGTCTTAATTTGCCACTGCTTTAAAATTTCGGCACTTTCATCTGTGATATGTGCGCCGTTTACTTCTATATCTTTCATGATAGTTCTTTCTTTAAACGTTCTTAATCGGTGTAGTCTCTAAGGTAGTGAAATCTATTGTTCCGGCCTGCCGGTATATCCCGATGGCGACTTTTCTAAACCGTTCGTAATTACGTCTGTCAATGGGTGATAACTGCCACCTCTTCATGTCTTTCATCAAATCCGGTATATTATTGGCACTATTATACAGACAGTTGTTTTTACCGTACTCATGATGAAGTGATACAGATTGAAAATTACCGGAGAAAACAACCAACCGCAAACGTTCAAGTTCGAGGAAAGCAAACTCATTGTTAACCTTCTCCACCTTGTATGCTCTTAATTCAATGGAAGGCGCACCGTATTCACGTCTAACGAAAAATAGGATATCAGGATTATTTGTATTCATTTGGCACCTCCTTTCTTTTCTATCTGGGGACGCTCTGAAAACCTATATATTCTTTTAATCCGGTAAATGAAAAAATAGGCTACGGGCTTGTCACACCCGTTATTATGTGTTTTAGTGTTCTGATCTATGTGAATAAACCCGCTACCGGAAGATATCTTCAGCAGCATTGTTTTAGGATATTTCTCGTTCAGCTCCTTTACCTTTGCTTCCAGTTCAGTTTTAAAAGCATCAAAGGAAATTTTATCAGGGCAAAGCGTATTACCAAACTGGTTTGCAAACTCTGCCATTTCAGCACATTTTCGATTCTGTGGCTTATATTCGTTAAGCTCTATAAAATAAGATGTCATTTTCGGCCTCCTTTCTGTACCTTCTTTGCCCGGTACACACAAACAACTGCACCGATAACAGCTGGCGGAAAGATAAAGGTTAGACAGAACCAGGCAATAGCAGATAAGTAATAAGCATCGGAAGCCGAGTTTATGGAACAATCTTTTTCCAGTTCCTGAAAATAACGATATTGGATTGTGTTTACGTCCGTGCTACCAGTACGGAACGAAGGCACGTAGCTTGTGCCGGATTGAAGTTCTTTTTTCATAACGATAGTGTTTTTGGTCTATTAAAAAAAGAAAGGCGGAAGCCATTTCCCTGTTTCGCCAAAAACACTACCGCAAACCGTCCGAAGATCGGGTTATATAGTTTAGGGAAAGACAACCGCCTTGTATTAAACAAGCATTTGTCGGGCATAAAAAAGCCCGTTGTTTATTCGAGCCAATAACCGAGACTCACCGGACTGCATAACAGTAGTATTTTTGGCATGGGCAAATGTCGGCATTAAATTCTGAACAAAAAAAAAAAAACGTTAATTAAAGTTTATCAAGAAAAGAAATTTATCGACTCTATAATTCGTTACTTCGTAACAAAAACGCCCGCCAAAATAGGCGAGCGTTAATTTATATTTTACTATTCGTATCGCTTTCTTATAGCTTCCTCGATATCTAAAATGCTATCACTTTCCTTTTTCATATTTCGCATAAATAAAGGAACTTTCTTTTCGACCTCTTCATTATTATTCTCTTTATCTTCCATGGCTGCTTTCTCCATGTCTTCAAAATCTTTTTGTGTTATAATCCCCTCTCGTATTTCATCATCAGAAACTATATCTTTACTCAATAACCAATGATATACATTTTCTCCCCCCACGGTAACAACATACGCCTGCTCAAATTTCCACCTAAATTTAGCCAAATAATTCATAGCGTCTACCATAGAGTAAAACTCTATTCTCTTACCAGTTTCATCTACCATAAAGTTCTTATACTGGTTCCAATAAGAACGTTTTTGCCCAAAATCGATTTGAACTCGTACTTTAGCACTTAAAAATTTCCCGGTACCAACAATTTGGCAAAACGTTTTTCGAGTTTCTTGTGCTGTCGCTGCTACTACTAAAATAGCCAACACGGTAATTAATAATAATTTCTTCATATCAGTAACTTAAGATTAGTGTATACTTTCATCTGTACCACCCGTAAGTTCTGACGGTTATATGCAGTGTAATTTTGACGATTGCAAAAATACTTAAATATGTACATTTATAAAGAATATAATCCCCAAAAATGAAAGGCAACCGCCCCAAAATACACGGTAATTCACCCAAAAACGGGCAAAAAACGAGTAAAAACGCATAAAAAACACGCTTTTTCGCGTAAAATTTTGGTCTAAATGCAGATAAACAACTGAAAAACAGTCAAAAACCGGAGAAAATTTCAAAAACTAAAAAAATGGCACCTTCCGAAGACCGAGCCGCTCAGAAGTCGGAAAGCAGTTGCCCTTCCCCTAAAAGGTGAAATATGACCTCTTGGAAGATGGTACCTGTAACCTGGTAACACAAAAAACACCGGAAAAGCAATTTTCCAGCGTTACAAGGCAATTACCTTTTGTGCCTGTTCTCTATCCATTGATCCACAAACGAATCGGCCTGCAGCGTCCGCTTGCCTCGTACCAAAGCTATCCAGCCGGGACGCATCAGTAAGTATTTGAAAGCGTCGGAGAAATTGGTGGATAACATCGGTAATTTCTTGGGTGCCAGCTTTTCGGACTTCTTCACTTTGAACACTACTTTGGAATTACCCCGGTATTTGATTTCAGCCTTTGCCTTTTCTACGGAACTAACCATTTCTTTACAGTTCACCGCATCAACCAGCAAGATAGGCAGGTTCTTGTTGGTACCGCTCATAATCTCCTGCATAAAGTCGTATTCCGCATCCTGCCGGATAACTGCCTGTTTGCGGCTCTTTAGGTTTACGATCCAGCCGGTACGGTTCCCGCTGCCGTCTTTTTCTATGGCGTCTTTGATCTTACCCGCGTAATCCTCCTTCTGTTTCTCAAAGTTATTACCTGCACGGTCATAGTACAAATCCAGTTCTTTGTATTCGTGGTTCTGGAAGAAGGTGAGGAACTGGTCGGCGATCTCCCGGAACCAGCCCGGCGGTATCTCAAAAAAGTTCTTATGTACCCGGTAATAAGCACCGTCCGCCTGACCGATCACCAAAGAAAGCATATTACCGAAGTCCATACCGCCTTCAATCGTTTTATCATGGTGCAGGTACCGGAGTTCCCGCGAGCTGTAAGCGGCTTCCCCGGAAGCGGTACCGTTATAATACTTATGTCCTTCACCAAACAACACATAGAAACGTAAATCCCTGCGAAGACCGGGACGCATACCGACCACCGATTTTTTAAATTCGTGAAGCTCCAGCGTACCATTATACAACCGCTTTAAATAATCAATCGTAAGTATCTCAACATTAGCGAATGAAGAAGCGTTAAGAAAGAACGTTTGTCCTTTTCTCAACTTCAACAAAGCCCGGTCGTAATATTCAATATCCCGTTTCAAACGTTTCA